TCAAATGACCAGTTTTTTCCATTCCTTACCGCGTGCGTCGTTGTAAATATCGGTCATTTTTTGATTCGAATGGCCCAGCAAAATTTTGGTATCAATTCCCTGTTCTCTGAACAATCGTTCTGATAAAGATCTCTGCTCATGGAAAGAGGGTGGGGTGCCATTAGCACGCCAGTTGTAATCCACAGAATCCCGGGCTTTTTTAAATGCAACGGTTAACGTTGCTGGCTTAACCATCCCGCCGCGCTTAGCTGTCCCTTTAGCATGATGGTGGTGCAATAGCCACGGACTAAGAACGCAATCGCGACAGGATGACACCACATCATCCAGGGTGAGATTTAATTTATCGCAACGCAGAGCCAGAGGGATGGCAATCCGGGTTCCTGTTTTTTGCTGTTCGACATGAAGATAACCATCCCTGATATCCGAAAATTTCATTTTGCAAATATCTGAAAGGCGCTGGCCTGTCATCAGTGCCAGCAGCATACCACGCTGTAAAAAGTAACCATCCTTTTCCGCTGCATTATAAATCATCATCCACTCATCAAAGGTCAGTCGTTGCCGTGATATCCGTACCTGTGGTTTTTTTGCCGATTCTGCAGGGTTAAAGCCTGGCGGGACATCGCCCGTTTGCTGGGCCTCCCGGAAAACATCAATCAGTACTTTCCTGAAAATTTGTCCCATTCTGTTATGTCCTTTTGCCTTGTAATCTTCCAGCACCGATACCACATCTTTTACGGTTATGGCATCTAAAGGTCTGGTACCAAAACGTTCATCAAATACCCTGAGAGGGGATGCTTTCTGTTTCAGTGTGTTGAGTTTGATCTCTCCGTTTTCATATCTTTCCTGTTGAATTTTTCGGTAACTATTCAGAAAAACAGAAACGGTTGATGAACCACCGGTATCACGAATAATTTTCTCCTGCAGAGTGAGCATTTGTTCCATTTGTTGCCTGGCAAGACGGCTGTTCGCTTCTGCTGCAATAGCTTCTGCCTGTTTCTGGTCAATACTGCCGAGCCCGTGATTTTTTCCTGTTATGGGATGCCTGTAACGCCAGTAAACTTTGTTATTTCTTTTGTCAAAATACGGAGATAATCCCGGAACTTCAGTTTTATATTTTCGTGGGCGCGCCATCTTCCAGTATCCTCTTCAAAGCAGGGTGATCTGTGGCGATCACTTCCGGCTTGTTTACCATTCCGACAAAGCGAGCTCGAGGATCCACTCGCCAGTGTCTTCCAACTTTTTTGGGGAGAGGAAATATCATTCCGGCTTTAGCGTATTTACTTAACGTGCCCGGAGTCGGGACCGGGTCACTGAATTCCTCTTTTGCCCACTCAGTGAGAAGAATAAGTCTTGCCATGAGAGTTGTTCGCTAATCATGGTCGCCGCCACTATAGCTTGCGGGCGACGACCGGGGTTGAACATTAAAAATCAGCCTGACTCGGGATCAGTTTTTGCCAGATGGCTGAAACGTATTTTGCCTGGTAACGCGCATCGTGCAGCGCGTTATGGCGTTCACCTTCGAATGGAATAGTCGTTCTTGCGTCGAAATCCATCACCAGTCCCAGAGCAACCATCGTTCTTACATCGCGATCATTGGTGTAACGCCACGGGCAGGGGATCCCCTGCCGTTCATATGAACGGCGTAAAATCACGTTGTCGAAAGTTGCACTGTTACCCCAGACCTGAACAAAAAATTCACCGGAGTTTTCGTCGATAAATTCCCGGAATTGCAGCAGTGCATCATCCAACGGGATTTCATCGGTCAGAATGGCGGATTGTGCTTCGCGTGACTGTTTCAGCCACCACTTAATGGTGCCCCGATCGATGACCCCGCCTGCGGTTTCCAGATCGATAGTTTTGCTGAATTCTGGCCCCATCTCTCCGGTTGCCGGATCAAAAAACTTACCGGCTATAGCGTTTATTGGCGCATCAGGATTTTTTCCCATTGTTTCAAGGTCAATCATCAGATGGTGCCACAACCTGCTGGTGGATGTGATTTCATGATGACCGTTCACTTTAATTAAGGGATTTGCTGTCTCGCCAGTTTTATTATCGCTGGCGTGATACTGATCGCTGATAGTGTTCTCCTTGTGCAGATGTTCAGTGCCTTCCATTTCCTCCGGATCATTTTCCTGAGCTTCAGCCTGATTCTCTTCATCGAATGTTTCCTGGTAGGTTGCGTTCCCCATCACCGCACCACAGTCAGGACAGTTGCCGCCACCGGTCTGACCGCATGCGGTGCAAACTTTTTCCGGTTCTTGTTGCACTTCTGGTTCAGGCAGTTTCGTTTCTGGCTCGTTTTGTAACGCATTTGGACTGTTTTGTTCCGCTTTCTGGTCGTTTTGTTCCGATTCGGGCTGGTTCTGGTTCACAGAATCGCGGGTTTCAATCCCCTTAACCCATTTCGGATCATTCGGGTCGCTAATCCCTTCAACAAATTCACCACGTGATGCAGCAAGCAATTTATCGGTGTCAGGCTGGCTGATATTGGCTGCCTGCATAATTTTGTTTACTTCGTCAGCGGTAACTTTTACCGGCTCTGGTTGTTCTGAATCTTCTGCGGTATCTGTATTTTGCTGTAAGCCCGTATATGTGCCATTTTTTCGGGCAAAATATTCTTCTTTTGAGATTTCGGTACCACCGGCAGCCAGCGCCTTGTCCAGGCCAGAAAGTTTGTTTGCCCTGCCGTATTTTTCCCCGTCCTTATCGGTAAAGACGAAATAAAACGGTCCTTCACGCTCTACAGATGGTTCAGCTTCCACCAGGATTTCATTTTTTTGAGAATTGGATTCCGCCGTCTCCACTGGATCAGTTTGTGCTGCTGACGACAGGATAGCATCAGCAGAGCTCTGGTCTGTTTCTTCATGTTCAAACACGCCCTTTGTCGTCAGGTATTCGCTGATGTATTTGTTCAGTGCAACGGGATCTTTGTGAATGTCGATCGGGCGCTCACGAACAAGGCCAAAAATAGTCTGACGGTCATAGCGAAGCGCATCAGGCTGTTTGCGCATTGATGCAGAGATACGCTTCCAGTCTTCGCGATCCTTGTCGATAACCTCATTTTTAGCCCAGCGATGGATGGTACCGTCAATGTTTCCGGCATCAATATCACCAGGCCAGAGAGCGTAAGCCAGCTCTTCATCCAGGGTTTTCCATGTCTGCTTGTATTCGCGACGAATGGCAGTAGTGACAGGGTTGATTTTTGCTGCTGAGTTTTCAGTGTGCTGTTGGTTGACTCTGGCGCGGGCCAGCTCAACAACAGAAGTATGTTTCCCGGTTTCTTTTCGTTCTGCTTCGCGACGTTTTTTCCAGGTGCGCATCTCTGCCTGAATTTCTGGCCATTTGGCACCAGGCTTACATTTATGCTTAACCCACCCGATGGCATACAGCTTAAGCTCCGGATACATGGCGTTAACTTCTGGCATTTTCATCAAAGCTTCCACGATATGTCCGTCGAAGGTTGCCATGTCTTCCTGCAACAATTCCTGTGCGCTAATCACCATATCAACGGTGATGTTTTCACATGTATCGAACTTAACCATGACAGCGTTCTGTACTTCAGGGGCCAGCTTGTCAAAAGTGACGTTCATCGGATCTGATTCAGGTTCGACCGGGACAAAGGAAGCAGACGCCTCATCCCAGCGGTTTTCCAGCATATATTCAGCATCCCAGGAGTCGAGGGCTGGGCGGGGTGTACCGGGTTTATCCTCACAGACAAGAAATTTATAAGCGCAGTCCTGAGCAGCCGGATAATGTTCAAGGAATTGCCAGTGAAATTTTGCGCGGGCGCGACGTTCATCACCGGCTTCAATGGCTGTGGCCACAGCAACAGCGCCCTCGTTTTTTATTGCCTGTTCGTCAGGAATGGCGGCGCAAATAAATATTTTACTCATTGTGTTTAAACCTCATTACAGATTTCAGGGTGAACGAATCCCTGCCATTGCTGGCATTTTTAATCCGTTGGTATGGCGTTAATATGGCTGGCGGGTTATCCAGCCGGTATTTCGTTATTCAGGTACAGCGATACTTTGTTTAACGGGAGACATTCACCGGAAATTTTTTGCTCGTCTCTTGCCTGATGGCAGGATTCTTTACTGGCATAAATTCCGGTAATCACATTCTGTGGCTCACCTGTTATAAGAAAAACCGTCATCATCAGTGCAAACGCTGAACTCACTGCTGCCCTCCGAAAATGCCAAGTTCAAGAAGGGCAATTCTGGAGAGTATGGAATGAT